CCTAAGAATGGGCGTTGAGAGCGCAAATGATATTCTCGACTTTTTTGAAGTCGATGATTTTGCAGACACTGCCACTTACACAAGAGTAGGTGGCAGTGCCGCTTCTGTTAACGGTATCTTTGATGCCCCTCAAGCAAGCCGTGGCGCAACAGACCTGATGGAGATCACAATCCCATCACCGCAGTTTGTTTGCCGCACTGCTGACGTACCTTTGGCCGCTGACGGCGATGAAATCATCATCCGCTCTGTCGCGTATAACGTGCGTGTTGTTTTAACTGATGGAACTGGCGTAAGTACCCTTATTCTCGAAAAGGTGTAACATGAGCCACGTTCGGCAACAGATCAGAGATTATGCCGCCACCTTGCTGGTAAACTTTATCTACGACAGGTTTGGGATTGTAATTCTGGACCGATTCAATGTTGAACTTGCGGCTAGGCAAACTGGTGGTTTGCTTGCCACAGGTACATTGTACAAGTTTCGTAAATATGCGCTTGATGATGCACAGCTTCCGGCATTAATTGTATATACAACAAATGATGTCACAAGCCTTGCCACTATGGGCAGTCGCACCCTGTCGCATAACCTTGAACTAAGGGTTGATGTAATTAACAAAGGATCAAGTGTTAGCATATTTGAGAACATAGAAGGCTTCTGCGCTGAATTAAACGGCGCAATTGAGGCTGACTACAGTTTTGGTGGACTTGTCAAAAGCTGTGTGCTGACGCAATCAGATTTTAGCGTCAATACTACTGGCGAAAAGGCAATTGGCACTGGTAAAATGATTTTTGACGTTAAGTACATGACCGCCATCGATAACTGCCAGGTGTCTATCTAATGTCGCACATTAATAACCAGATACGCGACAGAATCGCTGACATCATAGGCGCTCTGCCTTTCTTTTCTGGGCGCGTGTATAAGATGCGATCCTACGCATTGGATGATGAGAAGCTGCCAGCGGCTGTGATATACACAAACAGCCAAACTAATTCTCTGGCTACCATAGGAACAAAAACATCTATGGGGTCACTGCAAGTTTTTGTAGAGATTTTTATTAAGGGCCAAAGTTCAACAATCATAAACCAGGTAGATGATGCCTGTGTTTTGATTGAGGATGCCATCGGTTCTGATTTCCAGTTGTCAGGATTAGTAAAAAGCTGTATTCTGTCGCAGTCGGACGTTGACATTAATGTTGAAGGCGAGAAGCCAGTTGCTAATGCGCGGTTGTCTTACGCAGTCCAATATGTTACGCTACTTGCTGATCTGGAGACACCGCGATGAAGATGGTCAAAGTTTATAACAAAACTGGCGATGAAATACTTGCCTGTGAGGTTGATCTTGGCCGCTATGCGCAGATTGGCTGGACGCCCATTAAAGAAAAGCCCAAGGCAAAGCCAGAGGCTAAAGAGGAGACTGAGTAATGGCTACGCACACTGGTTCAGAGGGAACTGTTCGGGTTGGCGCAAACGCCATTGCTGAAATTCGTTCCTATTCGCTTGAGGAAACAGCGGACACTGCTGAAGATACTTCAATGGGCGATGCTTATCGCACGTTTAAGACCACACTCAAGGCATGGACAGGATCGGTTGATGTATTCTGGGATGAAACGGACACCAACGGTCAGGTTGCCCTTGTTGTTGGCGCTACAGTAACTGCAAACTTTTTCCCAGAGGGTGCTTCGGCTGGCGTATCTGAAAAGTATTATTCCGGCGATGCAATCGTTACTGGCAAGACTGTTACGGGCAGCTTCGATGGCATGGTCGAATCCACAATCACGCTTCAAGGCACTGGTGCTTTGACGCTATCCACCTTGGCGTAAGGACTACTTAGATGGCAACGCATACTGGCTCTGAAGGTACTGTTAAGGTTGGCGCAACCAACAGCATCCTTGAAATTCGTTCCTATTCAGTTGAAGAAACCGCTGATACTGCGGAAGACACTTCAATGGGTGACGGCTACCGCACTTTCAAGACTACGCTAAAAGCGTGGACAGGATCGGTTGACGTATTTTGGGATGAAACGGACACCACTGGCCAAGGCGCTCTGCTCGTTGGCTCAGAAGTGACGGTTCGCTTCATGCCAGAAGGCGTAGCATCTGGTGATGCGTATCTGACGGGCAGTGCAATTGTCACTGGCAAAACTATCACAGGCAGCTTTGACGGCATGGTAGAATCCACAATCACACTTCAGGGTACTGGTTCGTTGAGTGCTGCTACGGTTTAATTACAAAGGATATAATTTATGAGTATTTCAAAGCGTATTGCAGAACGTACATCGACCAAGACACATATCGAAGTCGCAGAATGGGGTGAGAAGGGGACGCCGGAGAAAGTTTACTACGGCCCCCTGCTTGCTGGCGAACTGAACCGGATACAGCGCAAGCATCCTCAGTTTCTTAACTCCGCTTCGTTTGAAGCGATGGTTGATCTGATTATTCTCAAGGCAGAAACAGGCCAGGGCGAAAAGCTATTTACGCTTGAAGACAAGGCCATTTTGATGCGCGAAGAGGTCGGCGTGATCTCAACTGTCGCTGCTGCGTTCATGAGCGGTAGCAGCGTTGAGGAGCATGAAAAAAACTAACAGACGATCCGTTTAGGTTCAATCTACTGACCTTGGCGGATCGGCTTGGCAAAAGCATCTCAGAGATTGAAGAAATCTCAATAGACGAGTATAACGAGTGGGTCGCTTACTTTAAGCTGGACGCAGAGAGGCAGAAAAAGCGTGGCTCAGGACCAAAGAGTTGAGTTTCTATTTGCTGCTCAGGTTTCTGGGCAGGAGCAGCTTCAGAAGCTAATTTCTTCTGTTGATTCTCTGCGCAAAGAGACTGAGCAGTTAAAGACTGCTAATGCTGGTCTTGCCTCATCTACTAACGCGGTCATTAGCAACGGTGTGCGCTACAATAACGCACTAGATGCGCAATCAAAGGCATTGCGTCAAACCCGTCAAGGCACTCAGCAGCTTGGTATGCAGATCAATGACTTCGCAACCAGTGTATCAACTGGTGCAAGTCCAATTCAGGCGTTTAACCAGCAAATAGGTCAAGTTGGTATCGCTATGTCGCAGATGGGCGGCATCGCTGGAACAGTCGGCGGTTTTCTTGCTGGTCCTTGGGGCGCTGCCATTGTCATAGGAACAATGGTCCTTGCTCCATTGATAGAGGGTCTGTTTAATACAGGTGAAGCGGCTAAAAAGGCTGCTGAAGAAACAGCAAGGCTTGAAAAGCATGAAAGAACATTAACTGGGATTGCCAGTGATCTTGTCATTGCCCGTGCGCGTATTGATCAGGCACTTGGCAAAAACGTAGATAGCTATTTAGTCGGACAGCGTGAGGCAGTTAAGTTAGCAAGAATTGACATTGCATCTGCCAAGGAATCAATCGCTGCTGCTAAAATGCGGCTTGAAGCCGCAAGGGCAAACATTGCAGCCAATAAAACAATGCAGACAATGGGTGCGGGTCTTCGCGCTCCAGGCATTTCAATCTTGGGTACAGTAAGAGAGTATTTTCAAGATAATGAAGGCAAAATCAAAAAGGAAAACGAGGATTTAAATGCAATTGAAATTTCAATGCGGAAGCTGGAACTTAGCCTAACTAATGTCCGTGGAGACAGTTTGGAACGCGCCAATTCTCTTGCTGATAAAAATGCAAAAAAGGGATTAGCTGCTGCACGAAAGGCTGAAGCAGAAGCAAAGAGAATTGCAAAAGAAGCAGAAGCTGCGCGTGAGAAAGAGGCAAACTCAATCCAAGACTTCATGGACAAGATCGGCAAAGTGGGAATGAAGGAAATTCCTGCTTACCAGCGCGATATTGCCATGTTGGAAAAAGATTTCATGGAACTGTCAAAGGCTGGGCAAGCTGCGACCATTGCGCCATTTAAGGCTGCGGTGGAATCCATTGAGATGAATGCTTACAGCGATATGCTCAAGGCTGATCTTAAAGACGCTGACCGCATAGTTAAAGATGCTTTGCCTGATATGGGAGAACTTCCTGTCAGCAAGGAAATGCAAGATATTTTATCTAAAGCAGATGAAATGGATAAGTCGTTTGAGCGAATTGGTAATACTATATCCGATTCATTTAAGGGCATTCTTACTGGCGCAATGTCATTCAAGAACGCTATGAAAGGCATTATCAGCGCCGTCATTGACGAACTGTTTAGGCTGTTTGTTGTCCAGCAGATTGTTGGCATTGTTACTGGTGCGCTTGGAGGATTAAAACCAGGCGGCGCTCCTGTTAAGGGCTTTACGCGAACAACTGCTGTAACACCACCACCAGGCTTTGCAAATGGAACATCATACGCTCCAGGCGGCATGGCTCTTGTCGGTGAACGCGGCCCCGAATTGGTAAACCTACCACGCGGTAGCCAAGTCATTCCAAATCATAAAATGGGCGGAATGGGCGGCAACTTCAACATCAGCGTAGACGCCCGTGGCTCAAATGATCCAGCCGCTGTTCGCGCTCAGGTAATGCAGGGCATCCTTGAGACTGCTCCGGCAATTATCGCAGCGGCAGAGTCACGCACAATCTCAAATCTTCGTAGGCCACGCCTCGGTGGAGCAATGCAGTAATGGCTACAATCACATATCCTTCGACACCAAAGCCACGGGGCATGTCGTGGCGGCTGCTTATGCCAGCGCAGACCAACGTATCTGATTGGACGGGCCGTAGGCAGACCATTGCATCTGGGCGTGGATGGTGGGAATGCCAAATTGCTTTGCCTCCTATTGTAGGCACAACAAACGTCAATGCATGGCGCTCGTTTATAGCCAAGAGCCGTGGCCGTGCTAACGACTTTCAGATACCAGTTGATCCAATTGCGCAGTCCGCATCTACAGCCACTCCGTTAGTCAATGGGGCTGGGCAAACTGGTCGCACATTGGCTACTGACGGATGGCCTGTATCAACAACGGTGCTTGTCGCGGGTCAGTATGTCACCATTAACAACCAGCTTTTGCAGTTGACTGAGAATGTAACGTCAAACGGATCGGGCGTTGCCACTCTGACTTTTGAGCCACCCATTCGTACACCGTCATCTGATAACGCAGCAATTGAGTACAAGAACCCATATTGCCTAATGTACTTTGTAGAGGAGCCAACGCTTTCAGTTGAGAACGGTTATGTATATAGCCTTTCACTGAACCTACGGGAGTCCTTCTAATGGTTGATGCAACAACACAGGCCGCGCTTGAGGCTACTGTCGTTAACTGGCGCGTTCTAATCTACGCTGACTTTGTTGGCGATGTACTGCGAGGCACAAGCGGTCTTTATGATAAGACAATCTCTGGATCAGGTGATTCTGAATTGGATGGAACTTACGAAAGTTTTGATCACAATCTAATAAATGTATCTCCTGTTAAACATAATGAAACAGGCTCTGATACCGTGGCAATATCAATGAGCGGACTTTTGGTAAACAATGCTGACTTTTTGGCTATTATAGGCGACAAGTCAAAGTGGCAGGGGCGCATTGCAAGACTTTGGTTTTATTGCGTTGATCAGAATGAAAGCCAAGTTGGTTCTGTTGTAGCCTATTACACTGGTTACATGAACGAGGTAGGTATTTCTGGTAGTGCGGAAAGTCAGACGGTAACACTTACAATCGAAAACTATTTGACAAGTATCGCTGGCGCACAAAACAAAACTTATCTTATTCAGAACATCTTTGACGCTGGCGATCTAAGCGCGGAAACATCTATAGCAGCAGCAAACGGTATGGCTGAAGCTGGTAGCTATGCCTACGGTGGTGGTGGCGGCGGTGGCTTTAAAGACGGAAGCAATGGGAATTTTCGATGAGAATATCAACTTGGGAAGAAGCCCTATCCAACTACATTATTACCAAGCGCCATGAGCCGTTCGAGTATGGCGTTAATGATTGTTGCTTGTTTGCAGCAGGGGCCGTTGAGGCTATTACGGGCAAAGACCCTATGCCTGAGTTCCGTGGCAAGTACGACAGCCTTAAAACTAGCTTAAAGGCGATTCAAGACATTGGCGCAGGAACCCTTGAGGCCACTATGGATGGCAAGTTTCCAGAGGTAGCAATAGGCCATGCGCAGCGTGGAGACTTGGCTTTCTTTAATGACAGCGTTGGAGTAGTAGTAGGTGGCTTTGCTTATTTCGTTTCAGACGATGGGTTAGAGCGCATCAACCGATCCTTATGGGACAAGTGCTGGAGCGTTGGCCGTGGGTAAAACTCTAAAAACTATTGCGATAATTGCTGCTGCCGTTGCTGTTGTTGTTTTCGCACCAGAAATTACTCTTGCACTTGGTCTTAAAGCTGCTGCTGCTGGTACTATTGCGGCTGTGGGCGCTTCAATTGCTCTATCTACAGCCTCAATGGCACTCTTTGGCCCAAAGATACCAAAGACACAAATATCGCGCCTCAATGTCAGCCTTGATCCATCCACACCGCGCAAGGTTGTGTTTGGAACAACAGCTATGCCGCTAGACCTCCGCTACCACGAATCCAGCGGAACAGATCAAGAGTATATTGATTATATTATTGCTGTCGCGGCTCATAAAGTTGCCTCTATTACCGAAATGTGGTTTGAGGAAAAACAAGCGTGGACACTTGCTGGCGGCGTAACGGCGACCTATTCTGGATATTTAACGGTAGCAGTTGTCACTGAGGGGACTGCTGCCAACTATATTTCTATTAACGGTGGAACAAAGTGGGGATCAAGCCGCCGCCTTACTGGTTGCGCTTATCTGCATCTTCGCATCAAACGCACAGGCAATGTCAAAAAAGCGGAAAGCCCTCTGGCAAGTGGCTTGCCAAGTCGCGTAACTGTTATTGGCGATGGCGCTCTTCTTTACGATCCGCGCAAGGATAGCACTGTGCCTGGTGGCTCTGGTTCACATCGTGCAAACAACCAAGCGACTTGGGGCGCTTACACCAATGCGGATGACACTGACAATCCTGCGTTGCAATTACTTTGGTGGCTGCTTGGTTGGGAGATTAACAGCAAGTTATCAGTTGGTTGTGGTGTTCCCTATAGTCGCATAGACATGGAGTCTTTCATTACAGCGGCCAACACCTGTGATGAAAACATAACTTTGGCAATTGGCGGAACTCAGAAGCGTTACCGCACCAGCGGAACTGCATCTGATGCTGATGACCGCATGGAAATCATTAACAACTTGCTTGCGTCAATGAATGGTACGCTGCGCGACAATGGCGGCAAGTTGACGGTAACGGCAATGAAGAACGACCTTGCCGACTATGTGCTTACCTTTAATGAAGGCGACATGCTGGGTGAGTTTGATTGGCAGCAAACTCGCGGATTGACGGAAAATTACAACATTGCCCGTGGCCGTTATGTCGATCCTTCAGCCAACAGCCTTTATCAAATGGTAGACTATCCAGAGGTAGGCTTTGCGGCCCCTGATGGCATTGAGCGCGTGATGTCGCTTGATCTTCCATATATTGAAGATGGTCGCCGTGCGCAGCGCATTGCCAAGCAAGTTTTGCAGCGCAATCAGTATCGCGGGATGTTCTCGACAACCTTTAACGCCAAAGCACTGGGCTGTCAGGTTGGAGATGTTGTGCGCATTAGCCTTGAGTCTCTAGGCTGGTCGAACAAACTATTCCGCGTCATCAGTCAAGAAATCCGCTTTGACGGTCAAGTGCCAATGGCTTTGGTCGAAGAAAACGCGGCTATCTATGCGTGGGATGCGGATGATCTAGCGCCCGTGACGCCAACTGCGCCGACGATCTATGATCCGCTAAACAATCCGCTTATCCTAGCCATTAGCGATATTGAGGCTATTGCGGATGGCAAAATAACTACCTTCTTCCAAACGTCCACGCCAATGGCCAGTGAAATTGGCGACATATGGTTTGATACCGACGATGCCAACAAAATGTATCGCTGGAGCGGCACGGCGTGGGTATTAGCTAGAGACACTGGGATAACCACAGCTATCGCCACGGCGTCCGATGCGCTTGCAACTGCCGATGGAAAGGTGACAAGTTTTTTCCAGACTTCTACACCTACCGCCGAAGCCGTAGGTGATCTTTGGTTTGATACCGACGATAACAACAAACTTTATCGTTGGAATGGATCGTCGTGGGCATTATCTACCGACAGCCGCGTCACTAATGGCTTTGACGGCAGCGGAAACATCGCTGGCAACAAGGTTATTACAAACTCCATTATCAATGGTGCAGTTAATCGTATTTCCGTTGCCTCTGAAAGCGGAAATATTACTATGACATATAATACAGAAGTTAGCGTTAATAGCCTTTCTATTACAAAAGAATTTTCTAGTTCAATTGTTCAATTAGAATCAAATTTTGCATATTTAGTAGGTTATCTTGGGCTTCGTTCGTTTTACATTTATATTTATAGAAATGGGAGTTTGGTATATACTAGATATTACGGCTCTTCATATACGAACACAAGTAGCACTTTATTTGATTCAGATAACTTTACAATTCAATACGTTGATGGAACGACGGGCGTTGGCTCTGTAAGTTATGATGTTAGAGTTAAAAATGTAGATTCGTCAGGGGCTTATACAATTGTAAACCAAGCATCATTATCCTTAGTGGAGATCAAAAAGTGATCGACTACACCATATACGATTCGCAAACAGGCGCGATATTGAAGAATTTTAGCTTCCAAGAAGCTGATTTTATGGCGCAGCAGGACATTGGTAATGCTAGTGTGATTGATGGGCTGTTTTCGCCAAGCGACTTCTGGATTAATAATGGGGAGCCTGAGCAGCGCCAAGATGCTGATCTCACTGTTCCAGCGTCGGTTAATATTAACGATGATTTGTCCTTTACATTACCCGCAAACACTTTCTTTGATCTAAACGGTGTCCGTTACTCTGGGCAAGTGCAACTGCCGACTGATGGGGTTACCGTCTATTACATTAATCTTCAGGGCGCGTATCGCGGCAGCTATTCCGTATTTGTTAAATCATATGTTGAGGACCGTGTTGCGGAATATCCAAGCTACGGAGAGCAATTCGACTACATATACCATAACGGATATGAAGCATGGCATCAGATGATAACTGAGATCAAAAATCATTATCCAAAGCCATCCTAATTTTAGGATGCGTAATTAACAATACTCAGTTGGCATCCAAGCCATAAAATGCTAATGATATGGCGCGAAGGGAATACCAATGGCATTTATCTACGATTTGACTGACACTTGGAACAATGCTGGTACTTCGTTCAACGGCATCAAGTTGAATGTCACTGATACTGCCAGTGCGTCTGGTTCAAAGCTGATTGATATTCAGATCGGTGGTGTGTCCAAATTTACCGTTGGCAAAACCGGAACTATCACTGCGACTGGGGTTGTTGAAAGCACATCTGGTGGCTTTAAGTTTCCAGATGGAACAACCCAAACTACTGCAAGTGTTAGTGCTGGAGGAACAGTTACATCTGTAACTGGCGCTGGAACAGTTAGCGGCCTGACACTAACGGGTAGCATTACTACATCTGGGTCACTGACGCTCGGTGGAACCCTGTCGCTGACATCTGGGAATGTCACAACTGCCCTTGGGTTTACGCCATACAATGCAACAAACCCTGCTGGTTACACCACCAATACTGGAACAGTCACAAGCGTTGGTCTAACTGCTGGCACAGGCATTAGTGTTTCTGGTAGTCCGATCACTTCAAGCGGATCGATCACGGTCACTAATACTGCTCCTGACCAAGTTGTAAGCATTACGGCTGGCACAAACGTCACGGTTACAGGAACGTATCCCAACTTCACTATCGCAGCAAGTGGCGGTGGCGAAACAGGCACAGTAACATCCGTAGCTGCATCCGGCGGCACAACTGGCCTCACGTTTACTGGTTCGCCAATAACCACATCTGGAACACTGACCCTTGGTGGCACACTTGCCATAGCTAATGGCGGGACTGGCGCGACTACTGCTTCTGGTGCGCGAACAGCCCTTGGTTTGGGTACTGCCGCTACCACAGATGCTTCTGCATATGCTACAGCGGCCCAGGGGGCTAAGGCTGATACGGCTGTTCAAACCATTGCCTCAGCAGATGGCTCCGTAACAATTACAGGTACGACAGCTATTGATCTGTCTGCTGCCTTCGCTACATCAGCATCCAATGTTATTTTGCCTGTTCGCAACACCACTGGCGCAACTCTAACAAAAGGCACGGCAGTATACATCAGTGGAGCCACTGGCCAGCTTTCAACTGTCAGCAAGGCAATCGCAACTGGCGATGCAACATCAGCACAGACACTAGGCTTGATTACTGCCAACATCGCTAACAATGCCAATGGCAATGTGACGCTGATCGGCACAATCACTAACATTGACACCTCTGCATACACAGATGGTCAGCAGCTTTATCTAAGCCCCACAACGGCTGGAACACTGACAGCAACAAAGCCTTATGCGCCACAGCATTTGGTTTATATGGCGGTTGTAGAACACGCTCACCCTACGCAGGGCAAGCTGTTTGTCAAAGTGCAAAACGGCTATGAGATGGATGAGTTGCACAATGTGTCGGCTCAGTCACCAGCAAACAACGACGGCCTGTTCTACAACACATCAACAAACCTCTGGGAAAAGAAGTCGATTGTTACGGCGCTGGGATATACGCCTTACAATGCGACGAATCCAAGTAACTACCTTTCGACTGTTAGCCTGACATCAAACGTCACTGGTACTCTTCCTGTTGCCAATGGCGGTACAGGGGCGACTACGGCTGGTGCGGCGCGGACCAGTCTCAGTGCTGCGGCATTGGGCGCAAACACCGATATTACATCAATTGCGCTTACCAGCGGCACTATTACAGCAGTGCCAAGTGGCGGCACAGACATTGTTAACAAACTTTACGCTGACAGCATCGCGTCAGGTATTAACTTCCATCAATCTGTCCGCTTGGCGACAACTGCCGCTTTGCCTACCAACACATATAGCAATGGATCAAGTGGTGTCGGTGCAACGCTTACGGCAAACGCCAACGGCGCACTGAGCATTGACGGCGTAACTGCTGTTGTGGGCAACCGCATTTTAGTTAAGAACGAAGCCGCTTCAGCGAACAACGGCATCTACACTGTCACGCAAGTTGGTAATGGCTCAACGCCTTACATCCTCACTCGCGCAACCGACTTTGACAGTTCTGGATCAGGCGTAGATCAGATTGATGCTGGTGACTTCTTCATTGTCACGGCAGGAACAACACAATCCAACACCTCTTGGGTGCAGCAAACGCCATTGCCAATTACTATCGGCTCTACGGCATTAGTCTTTACGCAATTTGCTGCTCCAGTTACATATTCGGCTGGTACTGGCCTGTCGCTGGCTGGCACAGTTTTTAGCATCACGAATACGGGGTTAACGGCAAGCACCTACGGCAGCGCGTCTTCAGTCCCTGTGATTGCGTTTAACGCTCAGGGGCAAGCCACAGGCGTCACCAACACATCTATCGCGATCTCAGGTTCCCAGATTACATCTGGCACTGTAGCTGTGGCAAATGGTGGCACAGGTGCTTCAGACGCAGCAACCGCGCTTACGAATCTCGGAGCGTACCCAGCAGCAAACCCAAGCGGATACACAACAAACGTCGGCACAGTAACTTCTGTTGGCGGCACTGGAACTGTAAATGGCCTCACACTGACAGGAACAGTCACAACGAGCGGATCGTTGACCCTTGGTGGCACTCTTTCTGATGTTAGCCTTACATCACAGGTCACAGGGACTCTGCCCATAGCAAACGGTGGTACAGGTGCTACTACTGCTGCTAATGCGTTGACTGCCCTTGGCGCTTATCCTGCTGCAAACCCTAGCGGCTACACCAACAACACTGGTACAGTCACATCTGTTGGTGGCACAGGCACAGTGTCTGGTATCACGCTTACAGGCAGCGTAACATCTTCTGGCTCCCTTACACTTGGCGGCGCACTTTCACTGACTTCCAGCGATGTAACTACCGCACTGGGGTATACGCCCTCAGACAATTCAAATCAGGACTGGGGTTTAATTACCGGAAGTCTAGACAGTTATGACGATTTCGGAGGACTCTTTTAATGCCTAAGCAAGTTCAACTTCGTCGCGGTACAACTACCGAACACGCTACCTTTACAGGCGTTGTGGGTGAGGTCACCGTCGATACCACCAAGGACACCGTAGTTGTTCATGATGGTACTCAGGTGGGTGGGTATCCACTGGCCCGTGAGTCGGCTCTTGCCAACTATCAACCTCTTGATGGTGACCTAACCGCCATTGCGGCCCTGTCTGGAACCACGGGTATTGTTCGCAAGACCGCTGCTAACACTTACTCGCTAGACACAGCTACATACCTTACCGAAATTACATCTGGTCAAGTTACGACAGCCCTTGGATTTACGCCTTATGACGCGACGAATCCAAGCGGTTATCTTTCCACTGTAAACCTGACATCCAATGTCACAGGCGCACTGCCTGTTGCTAACGGCGGTACGGGTGCAACTACTCTTACGGGATACGTTAAGGGTAACGGCACAAGCACCATGACGGCATCTGCTGCGATCCCTGTGGCTGATGTAACAGGTGCTGCGCCTCTCGCCTCTCCGACTTTTACGGGAACTGCTACAACGGCAACTCTTGATGCCCTTGGCTCGGTGCGAAGCAATGTGACAACTGTATCCGCTAGTGCGATTGATTGTTCTGTTGGCAACTACTTTATTAAAACTGCAAGCGGTGGACTTACATGGACTGTAACCAATGTTCCCACATCCCGCGCTTATAGCTTCATCCTTGAACTTACCAATGGCGGCACGGGTACGCAAACTTGGATGTCTGGCATTAAATGGCCTGGTGGAACAGCACCAACACTTGTTGCGTCTGGTGTTGATGTGCTAGGCTTCATCACCGATGACGGCGGAACCACCTGGCGTGGTGTGCAGCTTATGAAGGACAGCAAATAATGCTTGATCGTCTGTTTATGGGCGCAGCGGCGGACGACAAACTGTTCGTCGAAGACGTGTTCTCGACCTACCTGTACACGGGCAGCAGCGCCCAAACAATTACCAACGGGATTGACCTTGCTGGTAAAGGTGGGTTGGTGTGGATGAAGCGCCGCGACGCAGCCGTTGGACATTATCTTTTTGACACCAATCGCGGCGGCGTAGTTAGCCTTGATACAAGTTCCACATCAACTGGAACGGATTGGGGTTCTTTTGGCCTTACATATAACTCAGATGGCTTTAGGATTTTAAGTGGTTTTTCCACTTCTGCAACCTTCGCATCATGGACATTTCGCAAAGCACCTAAGTTCTTTGATGTTGTGACGTACACGGGGGATGGTTCGTTTAGCCGCGATATTAGTCATTCTCTTGGTGTCGCGCCTGGAATGGTAATTGTAAAGCGTACTGATACAACAAGTAATTGGTGGACATACCATCGCGGTGTTGTGGGCAACATAAACGGATTTTTGAACCTACAAGATGCGTTTACAAATACTGGCTACGTTGAGATGTCCGCAACGCCAGCAGCCTCATTTAGGGTCTACAATTTCGGGGGCAATGATTTAAACGCATCCGGCGGCACATACGTTGCCTACGTTTTTGCCCACGACACAGCGTCTACTGGGCTTATTCAGTGTGGGTCGTTTACGACTAACGGTAGCGCCGCATTCAGCGTAAACCTTGGCTGGGAACCGCAATGGGTAATGGCTAAACGCGCCGATGGCACAGGAGACTGGAAGTTATTCGACAATATGCGCGGAATGCCGATTGGGCCGTCTGGATACGGCACTTCACTTAAGGCAAACACATCAGGGGCGCAAGCTTTGGACGTTCTGCTTGCCCCCAATGCTACTGGCTTTTCGTCGCCTTATTTCGACTCGACTAATGCTACATTCGTCTACATAGCCATCCGTCGCCCGATGAAGACCCCGACGCTGGGAACGAGTGTGTTTAAACCATCTACGCGCACGGGAACTGGCACGAACGTGTCCATCACAGGAGTTGGCTTCCCGCCTGATCTCGCTATTGTTGGTAGCCGCAGTCCTGGTCGTGGGGCTTGGTGGGTGGATCGCTTGCGTGGGGCAAAACCGCTTCTTGCCAGCTACCTAACGTCCATTG